GATGACACAGCACTAGCTAACCGCATGGTGGAAGACGTGTTGCAGCGTCAGCAAGTAGGTGCAGCATTTAAGTTGTACACCGATAAGGGTTCAACCGAAGCCTTATCACGCAGTATTGCGATGGAAGCCACGCTCCTAAGTGCTTCGTTCAGTATCAACCCAGATGATGCACAGATGGTGGAAATCACTTTCCGTCCAAATGGCGTACCTACATTCGACTTCTCCACCACTGCTTAAGGGGTAAAACGATGCCAACACCCAAACCAAAACCAGGTTTATATGCGAACATCGCTGCGAAGCGTAAGCGCATAAAAGCTGGTAGCGGTGAAAGTATGGCAAGTCCCGGAGAAAAAGGTCGTCCCACGGCTGCTGCATTCAAAGCGGCAGCCAAGACCGCTAAGAAACCACCCAAGAAAAAGTGATTACGTACAGGGGCGAACAATTCGAGGGTTACAACAAACCCAAACGCACCCCAAACCACCCCACCAAATCCCACGCAGTCCTAGCCAAGGATGGAGAGACTATAAAGTTGATCCGTTACGGCCAGCAGGGTGTGAGTGGATCGCCTCCCCGCGAGGGTGAATCAGCAGCAGATAAGGCAAGGCGAGCATCATTTAAAGCTCGCCACGCCGCTAACATTGCCAAAGGTAAAATGAGCGCTGCTTGGTGGAGTTCGAAAACGAAGTGGTAAGCTTATTTCTGCTACACTAGAAACGTAACAATCAGAGATTTTATGGCTGCCACGCCCGCACTTCGCGCCATTGACCGTTTACGTAAAGCGGCAAACTTAACCCCAACCAAGAAAATAGTTGAGTTAAGCGATGGCACCACATTTGAACTGTGGCGTACACCTTTAGTTGCAGCAGAACGCGAACGCGCACAAAAGGCTGCAAAATCAGAAGATGCTACTGCATTTGCACTACAACTGCTGATCCAGAAGGCCACCGACGAAAACGGCACCAAGTTGTTTTCATCGGCTGAAATAGACGTACTCAAAAACGAAGTACGCGACACCGACCTCCAAGTCCTGATGCTGGCGATCCTGTCAAGTGACGAAGAGACTGAAATCGACCCCAAGAACTAAAGGCGCAGCTCAAAAAGGATAACTGGTTAATGCTCCAGCTCCACATTTGTAAGGAGCTGGGGCTGACACTAACAGAGCTGCGCCACCGCATGACGGAAGAGGAGATAGTGCTGTGGAGCGTATTTTTCGAGATTTTAAACGACCAGCAGGACGAAGCGATGCGAAAAGCAAAACGGCGCTAGACTGGATCTAGCGTAACCGTCGAACGTGGCAAATTATTCCGCAAAAATTGATGTAATAATTGCGGGCTTAAGGGAAGTAAATCTTTTAGAAAATAGATTAGAGAAAATAAACAATATTATATCAACTTTAAATAAGACCCGTGTAGCACTAAACGTAGGAGGACGGGGACAGGAAAGGGATTTATCTGGCAAGTTAAGTAAGGAGGTAAACGATTATGTACGGGAGTGGGTAAATGGAAATAAAAATATAGGCAAATCTATTGCAGATGTTTCTCAACAAGTCGAGCAATTTAGTCAGTTGTTGGATGAGACCGCTATGGCGGGATCAGATCCTAAGCAAGCAGGAGCTATTAGAAACTTAGCCACTGCATGGGCAGATACAACTAAGGCCGCAGACAGATACGGCAAAAAATTAAACGACATACAAAGACAGGCTTTAGGTTTACAAACACAAGCTGTACGTGACGAGGAAGTATATAGACGTTTGAATGCAATCCAATCTGCGGGATTTAAGAAGAAACAAAAACAACAACAGGAAGAGCAAGCAGCACAGAAGAAACAAGCTGGGAATCAGCGAGCAGAATCCATAGCTCTCGGCGTCGGCTTTCCACTGATGTTTGGTGCCGGGCCGGGCTCTGTTGCAGGATCTCTAGCAGGTTCATTTGTAGGTAGCGGTTTTGGAGGTCAGATTCTAGGTGGTGCGTTAGGTCAAACCTTAGATGATGCAGCTAAATCAGCCGCCGACTTTGCCCGCAGTATGCGCGAAGGCGGAGATGCAGCTGGATATTTAACTGAAAAGCTAGGTTACTTAAACCCTGAAACAAAAGCTTTAATACAAAACGCGCAGCAAAGCGGTCAAACAGCAAAAGCAGCCGCGCTAGCACAACAAGAATTAGCAAATGCTATTGGTGGATCCGCAGCTACAGATCTAAAAAACTATGGCGAGTTGTGGGACTTTACCGGGCGTCAGTTCCAGAAATTTACTCTGCTTCTTCAAGCAGGTATGCCCCAAATAATTGCGCAGACTGTGGCAGCTGCTACGGGTTTAACAGGTTTATATGCAGTTGTATCAAAACTACCAGTAGTAGCGGGTCTAGCAGGAATGGTAGCACCAAAGGAAAAACCAGAAACCGTAGAAGCACAGACAAAAACAAAAGAGTTAAAAGAACAGCTTGCAGTAGCAAAAGCAAATTATCAAGTCTCACTACAAAACAATACTGCTAACAGCCAGGGTTATCTAATATCCAAAGCACAAACAATACAAACAGAGAAGACTGTTAAGTACAACGAGATTATACGCGATCTAAAAGCTGGCAAAATTGGTGTCCAAGATAAAATAACAAAGGTCTTAGCCCTGGAACTCAATACTACACAACAGTTACGAGATTTGGATAAAGAACGTGTCCAAATATTAGATCAACGCAATCAGGTTGTTTTAGCCCAACAGCAAGCTACCCAGCAAGTGAGCTTAATACAACAGCAAGTACAACTGGCACGGGAACAAAATACTGCAAGCGAAGTACGCAAAACAGCCCTACAAGGGCAGATTAGTATTCAACAAGCCTTAAATGCTCAAGAGTCTATATCTTTACAACTTAACCAAGAATTAAATAAACAACAACGCGATAGGAATGAAAATAAAATCAAGGAACTACAAGCACAACGAAGTGTAGCAACAGCAAACGTAGAACTTGCACAACAGCAAGCGGCACAACAGCAGCAGCAAAGTTTAAGAAATTTTCAAGTATCTATGTTTGAAACCACAAAACAACGTTTAAGTTTAGAAAGAGATATACGTTCTGTATTGGAACAGCATCTAGAGATAACAGGCACTTCTTCAGAATTTTATATAGCACAAAATAAAAACATAAAAGAAAACTATAGTGTATCTAAAAATATACTAGACTTAGAAACAAATATAGCACTACTACAAAACCCAAGTTTAGCTGAGGAAATAAATAGCGCTTATCAACAACGCTTAACTTTGCTGAAACAAGAGTATGAACTGCAAGTAGCAATACAGAAACAACGCATACAAACTGCTATAGCCGAAAGGAGTAAATTGGTAGTAGGGGGTGAATTAGAAGCTAGCATTAACCAAAATGAACTACAAAATACTTTAAGTACGGCCCAACTTGGCATTTCCATGCAAGGTAGGCCACAAGCGGAAGTAGAAAAAGCACAATTGCTGCTTAACATACAAAAAGAACAAGAACAAAGACAATTACAATTTGCTAAGGGCATTACTGCATTAGAAGCCGACATATACGCATCTTCTGGTTTAACCCGAGAAAACCTACAAATACAATATGAACAGCGTTTGAAAAATTACGAAGCTGAGAACTTATTGTATAATCAAATAGATGCGGTACGTATAAAACAACAGGAGTTAAACGGTTTTGCATCTACTTATGGTTCTTTAATACAAGGAATAGGAGGCAGTATTGAGTCTGGTTTGGTAGGTGCTATAGATTCTGCTATAACTGGTGCTAGAAGTTTACAGGAAGTGTTATCTGACGTATTAAAAGATATTGGCAAAATGCTTATATCATTTGGCATTAGGAGTTTACTTAGTGGCATTAATATTAACGGCGTATCTTTAGTTGGCAGAGCTGCTGGCGGCCCAGTAAGCAGCAACAGCACCTACATGGTCGGCGAGAAAGGCCCTGAGCTATTTGTTCCACGCACTTCGGGCACTATTGTCCCAGCGGACGCTACGGCAGCAGCAATGGCGCGGTATCAACGCCAAG